CGGGGATCTCGGCTTACGAGTCGACATCCGCGTACTTGGTACTCGACACACCTGCTACGAACGGGATCGTTGATCCCGCCGTCGCGGTGTTGTCCGTGAACGCACTAACACTGTGGCTCACGGCTACGTCGAACGCCAACGCCCTGCGTCTTGCGCAGGGTCAGAACTGAGAGGTTCTGAACAGATCGAGGCATAATCTGCCTGGTGCTCGAAAGAGCTGCGGATCTAACGTGACTCAGGATACTCTACCCCTTGATGAAAGAGGAGAATATGAAAAGCCTGATAGATCTCTGGTGCAACTCTGCCGAAGAATTGGCGGAGTGGTGCCACACTTGCACTACTTCTGACATTAAAACCGTCAGAAGTCGGATCAAACACGAGGGTTTTTCGTTCATGACGATAACCCTTCCCGACTTTGGAAAAGACTTCGAAAGAGGTCTTGACCAAGGTGGAGTTGACCTTCAACTCTGGCCGGGCTGGAAGCGTGCACGTCTTGGTAACTCTAAGACGCGCACCCCAGTTCCGTCAGAGCTGGCATCAATCCCTGCATTCCTGCAAGGTATGATGTGTCAAGTGTTTGACGAGGAGAGTGGAAGACTGCTCGACGAACCCAGCATTGATTGCATCTTTGCGATCAGGCAGTTAACTGGCCTGTTCAAGAAGATCGAGCTCCCGTGTAGTGACTCACGGGTGACTCGCGCAATGCAGGGTTATGTCGAGATCGAACAAGAGCTCGAGGAGTGGGAAAGTACAATCGAAGAGGAGTTCTTATCGGACTTCTCTACGATTTCTCACTTCCTTTACGACGAGATCTTCTCGAAAGTAGATCTGATGATCTACAACGGGACGATCGAGCCCAAGCATGGTCCTGGGGCCACCGCAGATGGGCTTGTTGGAAACAACAAGTTCCATATGCGACAATGGTCCTCACGTTTGGAAGACGTTTTTCCCTACGGGGAATTCGCCCTTCCATTGTGGAAGTTCTACGAACTTCTGGAGCATGTCGAGTTCCTGGAGCCTGGTGCAGAGTTGCCTGTAAAGGTGATCTCTGTACCGAAAACGCTGCGGAGCCCGAGGATTATTGCCATGGAGCCATCCTACATGCAGTTTATGCAGCAGGGTGTTCTCCGTGAGCTTGTCCTCGGTTTGGAAGATCCGGGTAGTCTAGTTTCTGACTTCCTGGGCTTTACGGACCAAGAGCCGAATAGGCAAATGGCTCGTGAAGGTTCTTCCAATGGGGAACTTGCTTCTCTTGATCTCAAGGAGGCAAGTGACCGCGTTCCGTATCTGCTTGTAAAGCGAATGCTTGAGCATCATAAGTGGCTTTATGCCGCTGTTGATGCGACTCGCAGTCGCAGAGCAGAGATTTCCGATTTGGGTCTTTGTTTG